CACCCGGTGCGGCGGGCGCGACGGGCGCGACGGGAGCAACCGGCGCGAGCGGAGGCACTGGAGGTACGGGCGGCACCGGAGGGACCGGAGGGACTGGAGCGCCGGGCGGCGGCGGGAGCGGAGGAAGCGGCGTTGTAGGGTATTCGTATTTTGCAAACCGATTCTATGCTTTCCCCGATACGGTCGGACAAGGGGTATCGAACACCAGATCAGTCTCCGCGAATACCGTATGGCTTCTCCCAGTCGTATTCGCGCATGACATAAGCATTCAAGAGTTAGCTTGCTACCTCACTGTCGGAGCGAGCGGTGCCTCTGGCCAGTTTGCGATCTACTCTTCCGACCCGACTACAGGATATCCTCTGGGAGCACCACTCGGCCAGAGCAATGAGTTTTCCGCTGCATCGACAACTGTGACGAATCTAGTCGGCACGTTCTCCCCGGCTGTTGCTCTCACCGCTGGCGTGGTATATTGGTTCGGGGTAGGCTTCTCCGGCAGCGTCACGGCTGCTACCTTTTTCGGTACCCCATACGGCAAAGCAATCGGAGACGCGAATCAATCGCACACGACCACAGTCCACGGAGTGACCTATAGCAGCATAATAGGAGCTTGGCCCACCATCCCCTCTCCGTTTAATGGGACTTTTACGCAGTCCACCATCCCGTGGATGGCCTTCATGCCCGCGGCAGACACAGGTAACTAAAATGCGCTTCCATCTTCTCGGAATCCCGCACACGATCTCGACCCCGGAATACTCCGCGTGCGCGTTCACCCAGAAAGTCACGAAGCTCGCGACGATGCTCATCAACGAAGGGCATGAGGTCATCCACTACGGCCACCCTGAATCGAACGTCGATTGCACCGAGCACGTCAACGTCGTCGGAGACACTGCGCTCGAACTCTCCTACCCCGGCCACGATTGGCGCGCACAAAGTTTTCCGAAGTTCTCGAAGACCGATCTCTGCTACCGGCAATTTTACGAAAACGCGCCGGGGGAGATCGCGCGCCGCGCAATTCCCGGCGACTTCCTACTCTGCTCTTTCGGGAGTTGGCACCAGCCCGTCGCCGAAGCGACCGCGCGCATCCCGGGCCTCATCGTCGTAGAGCCCGGCATCGGCTATCCCAATGGCTTCTTCGCCCCGCACAAGGTCTTCGAGTCCTATGCGCTTTATCACGCGTGGAAAGGAGTGCATGCTGCGCTCCGACCGGCTAACGACTTCTGGTATGACGCGGTGATACCGAACGCGTTCCGCAAAGAGGAGTTCGGTTTCGAATACTCGAAGAGCGACTATCTGCTCTTTCTTGGTCGCGTGAACTCAGGCAAAGGCGTGCATCTGGCGAAGCAGATCGCAGAGAAGACGACGCAGCGACTCATCATTGCAGGTTCAGGCGACATCGAGCAGAACAGCGGACTCGTCGAATACGTCGGCAATGTCGCACCGTCCCAGCGCCGCGCGCTGCTCGCGAATGCGAAGGCGACAATTTGTGCGAGCACCTACATGGAGCCCTTCTGCGGCGTGCAGATCGAGAGCATGCTCTCCGGCACGCCGGTTATCTCGACAGACTGGGGCGCCTTCGCAGAATACAATCTGCACGGCGAGACCGGCTACCGCTGCAAAACCTTCGAGCAGTTCTGTTGGGCAGCAAATAACGTGCAGAATCTCGACCCTTATCGCTGTCGTAGATGGGGCACGAACTTCACGCTGGAGGCCATTGCGCCTCGCTATACAGAGTATTTCCGCATGATCCACGACCTCAAAACAGGCGGCGGATTTTATGCGGAATATCCGGCGAGAACTGGCTTAAATCACACGACGAACGCTTCGCCGAATCTACCAGTTTCCTAAACCGGAAACTGCGGTTACGCTTGGAGCACAATTTGACGCGCTCTCAGACGCGCCCATGGGGCAGCGCGAGACCCGTCAATAGACTCCAGCCCGGCACATGGCGGTCACGGCTGAAATCCCCAAACCAGTTTCAACCGTGAGCGAGTAGAATGGCCACCGTCACCGGAATCAATTCCACCACGATCTCCGACGTCATTGTCCCGGAAGTTTTCACTCCGTACACCCAACAGTTGACGATGGAGAAGACCGCGATTATCCAGTCGGGTATCGCGGCTCGCGACGACTTCCTCGACAACCTGCTTGCGGGTGGCGGTCTCACCTTCACCGTGCCGTCTTGGCAGGACCTCGGCGACCCCGCCGAGAACGTGTCCTCGGATGATTCCACGCAGGAATCGACCCCGAACAACACGCAGGCCTCGGCCGAAGTCGCAGTTCGCCTCTCGCGCAACTCGTCTTGGAGCACGATGCGTCTGGCCACCGCGCTCGCTGGCGCGGACCCGATGCAGTCGATCGCTTCGCGCGTTTCCGACTATTGGGTGCGTCGCCTTCAGCGCGCGTTCGTCGCGGTTGCCAACGGCATCTTCGCGAACAACGAACTCGCCGACCCGACTCTTGGTCGCAGCGGCCACACCGGCCTGAAAGCCGCGTATGGTGTGCAGGGCGACCTCACCAACGACATCTCGGGCGCCAGCTTCTCGGCTGGTGTGACGAACTTCACCGCGGAAGCATTCATCGATACCTGCACGCTGCTCGGCGACGCCGCCGAAGACGTGACGGCTGTCTTCATGCACTCCGTCGTGTACTCGACCGCACAAAAGAACAACCTGATCGACTTCATCCCGGATGCGGAAGGTCACGTGAACATCCCGACCTTCCTTGGTCGCCGCGTGATCGTCGACGACGGCATGCCCAACCCGGCCGGTGACGCCAGCAACGGCGCCCAGACCGCAGCGGGCGTCTACCACACTTGGCTTGTTGGCCCTGCGGCCTTCCGCCTTGGTGTCGGCACCCCGATCGTGCCGACCGAAATCTTCCGCTTCCCCGGCCGCGGCAACGGCGCCGGTCAGGACGTCCTCTACAATCGCGTCGAGTGGGTGATTCACCCGGTCGGCCACGCCTATGTCGGTTCTCCGGCTTCGGATGGCGGCCCGTCGAATGCGGCGACCTCCGGCAACCTCGCCCACGAAGATTCATGGGTGCGCGTCTTCCCGGAACGCAAGCAGATCAAGCTTGCTCGCCTGATCACCCGCGAGAGCTAAGCTCCGGCTTAGTTCGGTTTGAGTTAGGGGGCGGAAGTCAACTAAAACTTGACTCCGCCCCTATTTGTTAAACCAGAGGGTAAGATGGCAAATCAACTTGGTGCACTGAAGGTAGCTCCGCGCTGCCATCTGGAGCACGACCGCCACGACGAATTTTCTCGCGATCGTCACTCGAAGCAGTTGAACGCGTTCCTCACTGAGCAGGCCCTCCGCCTCTCCAGCAACGCGGAGACGATCTTCCTGAAGGTTCAGAAATACGGCGCCGAACGCGTCAAGGCCGCGACCAATATCTCTCAGCTTCCATAAGATACGGCTTTGCTCGGGAGCCGCGTTAGTTCAAGAGGAGAGGGGACTTCTGGGACAAGCGTTTCGGGTCCTGAGCAGGGCGGGCGTCGAGTAATGTCGACGTCCGCCTTTTTCCTTTAACCCCTAAGAGGACACCATGTCGAATACCACTCCGGAACAGATCATCGCCGCGCTCCAGACGCTCGATAGCGGCAACGACGGCCATTGGACCGATGATGGCTTGCCGCGCGTCGACGTCATCCAAGCGCTCACCAAAGACCCGACCCTGAAGCGCAAGGATATCGAGGCGGCCAAGCCCGGCTGGTCTCGCGCCGATCTCACCCAGAACGATGGCGAGCCTAACGATCCGGCCGAGTTCAACACGTCTGGCAACGGCAGCCCCAGCGTCGACCACGAAGCCGATGAATTGCTCGGCGTGCAGACGGACGAGGATACCTTGCGCCAGCTTATGCTGGATAAGATCGAGCGCGCCAACGAGCGATTGCAGGCGGCTCGCGCCGCATCTTCCGCAGCCCGCGAGCACGAGTTCAAATGCACCCGTTGGCTCGATGAGGCGAAGATCGCTTTCCATCGCCGATTCCCGCCGATGACGGCGAACGCTGCGATCAAGGCGCACATTGCCGCGCAACAGCGATTGAAGCTGGAGCGCGTCGACGGTCGCTCGCAGATCGACATTACCATGGGCGATCGCGGTCGCCGTGGCACCAACCGCCCGCAGCGCGGCCTGATCGCAGGCTGACATGGCGACGAAAGCCGCCATCAACAAGTCAAAGCCGAAGCCGCGCCAGAGGGCCGCGGCTTTTCAGGCTGCCATGTATTCGGCGCGCAAGCGTCGTAAAACCCTGCAAGGCCAACAGTCGCCATGAGCGGTATGGACTTCGTCTTCTCCGTGCAGGATGAAACCGGCACGGTATATCAGCTTTCGATCGAGGGAGAGGAGTCGCCCTCGCTCGGCATTGAGCCCGGCGACACCGGCACCTATTCCGGTTTCCCGGATGACGGCACCGCGGGCACCGTCCCGCCGACCACCGTCACGGCGCCCTTCACCGTTTCGCAAGTTCTCGACACCCTGCACTTCTCGATCTCGACCACGACGCAGGCTCTCTCGGACTGGCCCGCGAGCGGCACCATCCATTGGCTTACCGGCGCGCTGGCGAACACGACGTCGACCGTCACAGGTATCGACGGCGCCAACGCCTATATCAGCGAGGACGATCTGCGCAAGTACGCATCGTCGCGCGGCATCTCACTGCCCAGCGTCGACGACGTCGCGATGCAGACGGCGATCGTGCAGGCCACCGACTACCTCGATCAGAAGTACAAGTTCCGCGGCACCAAGCTCGTGCAGCAACTCGGCAATTCGAATTGGGATTCCAACGCGGTGTTCCTCCAGCCGTGGCTCACGCCCTACGCGCTGAACGATCTTACCCTGCTCACGCCGAGCACGTCGACGCAGAGCACAGAGTGGCCGCGCCAAGGCGCGATCGACAACAACGGAAACACCATCAACGGCATCCCGCGAGCCCTCAAGTTCGCGTGCGCCGAGCTTGCCATCCGCGTGCTGAACGGCACCAACCTCCAGCCGGACTACGATCCGAACATCGTCGGCAACGGCGGCGTCGTCTCGTCCGTGATGAAGGAAGTCGGACCGCTCCGCGTCCGCACCGAATACGACACGAAGCTGGGACTTGGCTTCTTCGCTTCGTTCCCGCACGTCGACCGCATGCTCGCTCAGGCTGGCCTGCTCAATTCCGGCCGCGGCCGAGTCATGTTGTAATTGCCAGTAGTAGTGGAACAAACAGAGCCCTACAATGGCCCAGAATAATTTCGACTATCTCGATCTGCGAAACACCGGAGACGAACTCCTTCAGTTTTTCGGTATGGATGCAGTGCTTCGAAGGGATGGAAGTCCTGATCGCCCCTGTCGCGTGGCGATCACGAATTACATGCCCTCGGACAAGCCGGGAAGTCTCGATACGCCTACTGATCGCCAAGTATTCCTTTCGGCGCTCACGCCAGCGATACAAGAGACACCGCCCGACTACGAGGTAGATCAGTTGGTGACGTTCGTTCAACCCCCGACGAATCCGCCGACGATCGATGAGATTTTGCCCTTCACGTCGAAGGTCAAACCGTACAAGCCCGCGGGGATTGTCGTTTTGTACGAATCCACGGTTCGAGGATGACGGTTCGAGTAGACAGAAGGGCGCTGATTTTGTCCACGTTGGAGGAAACGCTCTCCAGCATGGATGTCACGCTATCCAACGGCAAGATCGCCGCTGGCAACTTCGTGCATAACCGCGATCAGTTGTCGGCGGAGAAATTGCCCGGCATTATCCTTCTCGACGGAGACGAGAAGGGCTTCGGACAGCCGCTGCCCATGGGGCGCGTACCTCCGGTGCCGATGAGCACACGGCTCGTCATAATGCAGCCTGAGATTTACGTGGTCCTCGACTACCGTAAGCCTCAGAACAAGAGCGTGGGAGACGACTTGACGATCGCGCGACAAGCCATTGTCAACGCGGTCATGAATGAACCGATCATGAAGCAGATTTGCGGATCGAACGGCAGAATTGACTACGAAGGCTGCGTCACAGATTTGGCGCGCAATCGCATGATGCACGGACAGATGGGCATTTCGTTCTCGTTCATCTACCCATGGATTCCACTGGAGCTTGTGAGCGAATGAGCACTGACAACTTTGACTCCGATCCGATTGAGGGCTCGCTCCTCTCTCCGAACATCGGCAACTACTACGTCGGTAAGGGCATCGTCTCGATCAAATTGCTCGGCGAGCCCAACTATGTCGATTGTGGCAACGTCCCGCAATTCGAGTTCGAATCGAAGGTGACGCAACTCGATCACTTCTCCAGCCGTACCGGCGTCCGCATCAAGGACTTCACGGCGGTTATCGAGATCGCGGGCTCGCTCACCATTCAGATGGAAGAGTGGACTGCGCGCAACGTCGGCTTCGCCATGCTCGGCCTGCCGATCGGCGGCGCCAGCCCGGTTGCTGAATCGATCGACGTGTTCTCCAACCCGGTGATCTTCGGCTCCGTCAAGTTCGTCGGCAGCAACGACATCGGTCCGCAGTACACCGCGGAGTTCCCGCTCGTCAAGCTGTCGCCGTCGAAGGCGCTCAGCCTCATCGGCAACACTTGGGGCACGATCGACCTCACCGGCGACGTGCTCTACGATCAGGCCAATCAGACCTTCGGCACGCTCACCGTGACGCTGCCCGAATCGCCCGGCAACCTTGGCTTGGGCAACTAAGCGACCCGGCCCGGCTTCGGCCGGGCCTTCCCTTATCGGCTACCACGCAGGACCCTTCCATGACTGACCCCGCTACGCCCGCAGCCGCCCCGGCTGCACCCGCCGCTCCGGCAGCCTCGGCTGCACCCGCCGCTCCGGCAGCGCCCGCGGCTCCGGCCGCTGCGGCTGCACCGGCACCCGCCCCGGCACCGGCACCGGCACCG